GAGGCCTTCACTGCCCAATAGGGGAAAGAGATTTATGCTAACAACTGAAGAAAGACAATCATTAAACAGAAACGAATATGAGAAAGAGAAATATTACACGCAATTGTTAAAAGAGCAATTGTCGAAATTATTAGACATTAAAAGATGGGCCGTTTCTAAGAAGCATCAGTTTTCAGGAATAGATGCTGTTTCATCAAAATATAAGAATATTGATTTCAAATTTGATGAATATAAAGGCGACTTCGCTTTCATTGAGCTAAACTCATACAATAATCCAGTGAACAATGGCTTCGCTGGCAATTCAGCAAAACAGACAGACTACGTTGTTTGGATTAAATTAGAAACTGGAAAAGTTTATGTAGTGCCAATTGACAAAATTAAAGACATTGCTGAAAGATGTAAGAAAGCCGACTATAAAGGCAGAAATGCTCATGCTAAAGGAAGAGATGGCGGAAGCAATGGCATCTTATGGAATTTGAATAAACTTGCAGTAGCTGAGAGAATAAACATAAACTTAGATGATGTTGTTGGATTGAAGAATGCGCCTGGAAACGCTTATAAAGATGAAGATGAGCTCATACAGAAAGAAGCTTTTCTAATGTGGCAGAAAGACTTTGAACAATCTTAATGATTTTCATATATAATATATGTAAATAATAAATCATTAAGGAGCGAAACATTATGAGAAAATTTGTTAAAGCATTCAAAAGAAACTTCCCATTATTTGGTGGCATTGCTTTACTGTTCACCTTCCCAGCATTTATTACTGGAATGGCAACAACCGTTGCAATCGGATTTCTGATTGCTTGTTTTATTGTGAATGGAATCATTGCATACTTGACAATGAGCAATGAGAAATAAATAGAAAAGGAAGTTGGAACTCATGAAAAGAAGTTTTGAATATTACTGTAATGAAGCCGAAAATATTGAAAATTATAAAGCTGCAAAAGCAGACAACTTCAAAGGTTGGGATTGTCATCATAGATTAGAGACACATAATTCTTCTGGCGAAAGAAGACTTGTTGACATTACAGCTGAAGAACTTATAGCATTAGGCATGTATTATAACAGACCTGCTACTGAGCTCATTTTCTTGAGAGCTTGTGAGCATACAACATTACACATGGAAGGAAACCAACATCATAAAGGAAAACACCACTCTGAAGAAGCAAAAGCGAAAATGTCAGTAATAAAGAAAGGAAGACATCTTTCAGAAGAAACAAAGAAAAGGATGTCTAAAACTTTAAGAGGTAGAAAACACTCAGAAGAATGGAAGAATAGAATTTCTGAAGCGATTAAAGGCAGAAAACTTTCAGATGAATGGAAAGCAAAATTGTCAGAAGCTCATAAAGGTAGGCATTATTTTAATAATGGCAAAATAAATGTAATGCGTTATGAATGTCCTGAAGGTTTTGTTCCAGGACGGCTTGTATAAATGAAAATGGGGACCAAAAGGTCCCCTTAATTGTTTCCGTATTAAAAGCTAAACTCAAGCGATGTTTGCAACACCAGAACTAGCAGTCTTGCGGATGCGAAAGTTACCATAAATATTTGCAGAAATTACATACTCATCTGAGTAGTCACCTGCAGAACCCTGGCTTACATTGAAGAGTTTGTCGATGTTCAATGAAGCATCAAGTTTGTCGCCAAATCCCTGGTCACCAGCAGCTGAGATTTCAGCTTTACCGAGCTGGTCATTAGCAACTGGGTTGATTACTCTTGAAACATTGCCAAGGTCGAAGAATTTCAAATCTTCTTTCTCGAGCATATAAGCTTTGTCTTCTGGACAATATGGGTCAATAACTGTGCGGTCAATAAACGCATCACCAAATGCTGTAGCAAGAGCGTTAATACCAACTGTTACACCCTGTTTGTTAGCAGCTGTGCCGTTAGTAGCCTGCCACAAGTTGCGCTGAATACCAAGTTCCTGGCCAATCTCATCCCAAGTAAGGTCATTTACAATAACCATGTTGTTCAAACCACCAGCACGTTTAGTCTTTCTAAGAAGAGAAACAAGAGCGTCTGATTTGCGAGTGTCACCAGTAGCAGCAGCTTTAACAAACTGTCCAGCAAGCTCACCAACTGAGTCAGAGCGGTCAATACCACGGAATGCAGTAGCAATATATGTTTCCCAATCGTTTGAGTTACGGTCACCAAATGATGGAAGGATTTCATTCAAACCTTCAATACCACGTGGTGTTTTGTCAGTAGCAACAGCAGTATAAAGAATAAGTGAGTCACCAGCAGCAATAGTTTCACCAGCAACTGAAGCTGAGAATGTGATTTCATCATCTTCTTTCTTTGTTACTGTGTAAACGGCTGTTCCAATGTTGTTAGCATTAGGAATTGAACCAGACATAATCTGGAAGCGGCTGCCTTTAGAAATCTTAATAGCAGCTGAGCCCTGAATTGTCATTTTGTTGCCTGAAGCAGCAACTGCAGAAGCTGGGGCTGTAACAACTTTACCAATAATACCGTATTTACCGCCATACAAATACATAGCCAAAGTCTTAGAAAGACCATCAAAACATCCTGCCATGTTGTTCTTAATAGCAGACATGTATGCGCCACGCTGTTCAGCAGTAGCAAGGATTTCTGGCTGATTGATTGTGAACAAACCAAATGTGAAACCCTGATTCATTTCCCACATCTCGTTCTGAACGCCGAGAGTTGGGTCATTCTTAATAGTTTTGTAAACAGAACCAAAGTTACCGCCGTTTCCATACTGAGCAGCATATTTGATTGTGTCACCACCATACCATTTCTCTTTACCAATTGCAGAAAGAACTGGTGAGTTCTGGTATTTTGCATTGTAAACCTCTTCGTCCAAATAGACTGTTTTGAGGTATTTCTGGATTTGTGAATTCTGAACAATAGATGGCATTTATATTTTCTCCTATAAAATTATTTACCTTCAGCAGCTTTTAATTCTTCAGCTAACTGTTCTTCGCTGATTTCGTCCTCAGCAGGAACTTCTTCTTTTACTTCTGTCTTTTCCTCTGTCTCGGCAGGAACTTTTGTCTCTGTTTCCTCAGCAGCAGTAGCGTCGGCAGGGGCAACAACGCTCATAAGAGCATTAAGTTTGTCATTCACAATAGCTAATTCCTGAGCAACCCAAGAATTCTCATCTTGACCCTCAGCATATTCTGATGGGCGAGCATCATAAAGCTGTTTAGCTGTGTCATAATCCTCACCATACAATGCTTTAAGTTTTGGGTCCATTTCAGCCAACTCAGGGTGAGCGCCTCTGAATGCTTCAAGTCCCTGGTCATATTCATACTGGTCATTAGCTTCAACCAATGACTTAACGACAACATCGTTTACAGTATGTTCAAGAGCAGCAATACGTGAATCAAACATTTTCAAAACTTCACTTAGATTCATATTTTCTCCTCAATCCATTATATGTTTTACTTCTTAATAACAGATGAAATAAAAGCCGCAATTCCAGCAATGCCAGTAATTACGCCAGCAACAAGTCCAGGAACTTTTGCAATCGCTTCTGTCTCAACACCACCAACAATAAGGCCAGCAGAAACTGCAATAAGAACTACGAATTCTGCAACCTTAACCTTTGAATTTGCAAAGAATGCTTTGATTTTCTCTACCATACAATTTATTCTCCTATTTAATTGTTTTCATTATTTTGACTGCTTTAATGAGAACTGGGTCATCTTTGAAAGTTTTGCTAATGAATGCTTTGCATTTCTCATCTGAAACAACATCAGTAGAAACTCTTTCCATACCTCTGTTCCATTTGTCAGTGTCATAATTTGCTCTGTTTGGGTCTTCTTCGCCCAATCCCCAACCTTTTCTTTCAGCAGGGTCATTAGGATTAGCGAATGTGTCACCACCTAAACCAGAAGTTGGGGCATCTTGAGAAGTCTCTTCCATAGTGTCTGAACCAGAATCATCATTTTCAAATCCTCTGTCTTCAGCATCTTCTTTAGTAGGGTTAGTTTCACCACCTGGTAGTCCAGTTCCAGCTAATGGTGTTCCTTCAAGTGGTCCTTTAGGAATTGAGATGTCTGGCTCGCCTTCATCACCAAATGGATTCGTAATAACTGGGTCAGACTTAGGCGTAGAAGTTGGCTCAGAAGATTTTGTAGAAGCTGTTGGTGTTGGCTCAGGTGATTTAGAAGCATCATCACTGCCACTTTCTGGCTCTTTCTTTCCATTCGTATAAGAGTCAACAAGAGCTTTAGCATCTGCTGATGTCATACCAGCATTTATTAAACCAGAAATAACTGAAACAGCAGAAGCGCCTTTGTCCAAGTCACCTAACAATCGTGCGGCTGTATTGACTGTTGCAGCGCCAGCTTTACCAGCATAACGTCCACCAATGCCTAAAGCATTAAGAATACCTCTTACGCCTTGAACAGCTGTTTTACTAGTCTTGAATGTGTTTGCGCCTGCAGCTACACCAGCAGCAGTTCCTAAGCCTAAAGTTCCATAAGTCAAAATCGTATTTATGACTGTGTCTTTAAGCATTTGGTCTCGAGCATTAGTGCCATAAGGGTCACCAGTTTTGTCAGAAGCTTCTTTCCATGCTTCTTGTGGGCTTTTGCCTGATTCCAAAGCTTGTGTCAATGTTTCAGCAAATGTAACTGCTGTCTGAATTTGCTCATCAGTGTAACCCAAACCTTTCAAAGAGTCAGCATCTGGAACAGTTCCTGTCATAGCAGTAGCCATAGCAACAGCAGCAGGATTACCAGAAGCAGCACCTTCCAATACTGTTGAGCGATCTGCAGGGTTTGACCCTGCTAAACCTGCTAAAGTTTCTGGTGTCATTGAAGCGCCGAAAACATCCAAAGCTTGTTTTGCCTGTCCTTCTGAAGTTCGGCCATAAGCTTCTTGGTAGCCACTCAAGCCAGAGTCTTTCCATTCGCCTGTTTCTGGGTCTTTGTATTCAGCATTTAGAATATTACCATTTCCATCTGTCTGGATGTTAACATCGCCAAAGTCATCACTATATTCATCCCAGCCAGAAGTGTCTGTATTAGAATTATTGGCCGATTCCTCTTCCTCAGGCGTCATCCAGCTGAAGTCGAAGTCATCTTCAACAGCAAACAATCTGATTGGCATCAATGGTGATGTCAATAATTTTACTAATCTTTTAATTGGGTTCATTATATTTATTCTCCTAAACAGTATAAGTTTTCCTAATGTTTTCGAGCTGTTTCACTAATTTGCAGACTAAGTCTCTAAGGTATTCCTTGAATGCTTCACTTCTAAAATAGTCCATAGATGTGTTCAGAATTACTATGTTGTAAATAATCTGAAACTCTGTGTCAATGTAACAGTCATCTGAAGTGATGTGGTTTTCTCGAATCATTCTTTCAACTTCATCAAGGCATTGGCTGATTACAAATCTCTTATGGTAATATTCACATTCTTTTGGCAAATCAGAAATAGTGCTCTCAAATAGTGACTTCGCATATGTTTGCTGCATATTTCTGATTTTAGACTCAGAGTCTGCTCCGCCAACAGTAACACCCTTTCCTTTATAGCTCAGCATGCCTTTCTTTACCATGTAGAATAAAAGTCCGAATATACCAGCAACAAGCACAACTGCTGCTGGTGTCTTAGCTAAAGTTACGATTGCTTCCCACATTATACTTCAACCTCACTGATTTCATATTCACCATCTTTCAAGTAGATTGTGCCTTCAGATGCCGAATTAGACTCTTTCCAAATACTGATTCCAACAGCCTGCTGAACAGGACATTCATGCATACGAACTTCAGACATAGTTAAGAAGCGCTTTCTGTAGTCTTCATATGTCATGTTGTATTCATAACCTTCTCTGTATTTAAGGAATAATCCGTTACCCTCTATAGTCTCAAATGTCTTGAATGTTGGTTCCTCATTCAAATCGTCTTTGGCTGAAATATAAATAATACCAAAGGACTCTGTTTCTGGCGCAGTAGAAAGTCTATAACCTGTGGCAGTAGAATAGCCAAGAATAAATCCGTCTTTAGCCGGAATTAAAGCAGGACCACCTCTGTATGTTGTGTTTCCGATTGGGAAGAAGCCTTTCTCGTAACTAGAATAGTCATAGTGCTTAAACTCACCATTACCTTTGAATAACAAGATGTGTCTCATGTCTGGGCTAATTAAGCATCCTAAACCGTGACTGTTTACTGCAGCTAAAGAATTCTGCATTCTAGCATAGGCCCATCCTGCATTTCCGGCCTGGTTTAAGTAGCATGTCCAGCCATTTAGTAAGTCACCTGTTCCGCCTGGGTAGAAGAAGTTTACGGCTGAACCAGTTCCTAAATCAACTGTAGTAGCCTGTCCTGTTGGGCTAATGCATAAACACTGAGAACCAGAAGTAGTAGCATTGTAGCTCTGGTTAGGGAATACCCATAAGTAACCATCTTCTGTGATTAAGTGCTGTGCGGGTCCATAAGAAGCATAATTGTCTATAGTCCATGGAACCTGAGTGTAACTCCAGCTCATGCTCTGTTTGTCTAATCTAGCGTATTGGTTAGTTACTGATTTCCACCATGCGCTGTTACCAGATCCAATAACATTTGAGCCGTCTGTAATTTGGTAGCCAAATGTTGGGAAGAAGTATACATAATTTCCACATTCAACGAATGGGAATTGTGCGCTTAATGGCCAGCGATCTGTATTGCTTTCTGCGCTAGAGAATTTAACTGAGCTTCGGAATACCGTAACCGGACTAACTGAAGTCGGGTCATCTGAACAATATACGAAATAGTCGTAACCTAAATTGGCATCCAAGTTTGCCACATAGAATATACAGTCACCATTTTCAAGCTCAATATAGTTGTTTGATGCATTTCTCAATCCTGTTGAGCTTAAAGCAATTTGTTCAATTGGGTCAACCAAAGTATAAGAAGCAATGTTTCCGTCTTTGTCAACTCTAGAGAAAATATTAGAAACCGTATTTTGGAACCAGAAGTAATTCTTACCTGCAGCAATACCTTCACGTCCCCAAGTAATCTTGGCTGGTAAAGCAACTGGTTTACCTCTGTCTAGTGCTTCTTCTCCGTTTGCATCAATACCAATTAAGAATGCCTGCAATGTGTCTGCAGCTGTAGAAGAGTCATTTACCATCAAAATACGTTTGTCTGAACCTCTTAATGATTTGCCGCCCCATCTGTAATACTGTGGCGCAACATTAGAAGAAGCTGTCCATACGCCGTATTCTTCATCATTTGCATCCTTTACCCTGCCATAGAATTTGCCGTCTTTATACATATTGATGAAGCCCTTAGCTGTTCCATTGACAATAGCTCTAGGGAATGGGTAGTAAACGACATCATCACATTCACCATCATAGCAAGATGGGTTAAATGCTGCCCATCCGCCGTGAACGCTTGCTTGGGCTTCTGTATTCAAATAATTGTCTGCAGGGACATTAAGTTTGGAAATATTTCCTTTCTTGTCCACCGCAAAGAAGAATGTATAAGTGTTTGCTTCATTGCTGGCATAGTTTGTAAATCTGTAATAGCGGTAGTTCTTTGTGGCGACAACATAGTCAATTGGATTACGCTTCATCGCATGCCATGTATTTTCATTACCATATGCAGAAGTTAAATACAAGAACTCAGCTTCTGGCATAATATTCTTTTCTTCGAAGAAGTATGAACTTTTACCAGCTGCCGAGCTTTCTTTGCTTAAGTTGAGATTTGTTCTCAAATATTCCTGGTTTATAACAGACTTGTTTGTAGTCTCTGTCGACTCAGGTGTTGTAGCAGTAAATCCAATATTTGTCTCTACATTTACGCCATTCTCATCATTAGTGATTACGCTGCTTTTGTCTCCGTCCTCATATTTCTTGTTGACAAATGAATCATTTTCAGAAAGTTTAGTCCAAGTTGCCACGCCATCATTTACTTCTCTTAAATACTGGCCATCTTCTGTTGGGTTTTCAACTTTCTTTGCCAATTCAGCGTTTATTTCTTCAATAGCAGCAGGGTATGTAGTCTCAATAAACTCATTTACAGAAGCTTTCCAATCGAACCAAGTTGGATCTTCACCTTCAGCTGCTGTTTCATTCAATTGATGAAGCAATGAAGTAACATTGTCGTAAATAGTCTTAATTCTGTAATTTGCTGGATTCTCAGCAAAGTCTTCTGCATCTTCTGTAGGAACTAATACGTTGTTAAAGTTCTCAACAGCTGTCTTAAATGTTTCGTATTCGTCAGTTGTCCATCCATTAAACTCATTCTTAGAAATGTAGTCGTCCAATCCTGGGTAGAAAACAAACTGCCATGCATCACTTACATAAGCTGCAATAGCTGGGCCACTTTCTGCTCCGTCAACATGGTTTCTTACGAAGTATGTCTCACCATTATTAGCAGTAGCAGGCAATAAGCTGTCATCATCAACAATGCCATTTAATGTAAATACAGTAGTTGAGTCTTCTTGCAATGCGATTGGCTTGTCTTGCCATGTTGGTCTTAATGAACATTTGAAATTAGCTCTGTGGAATGCCTCTGCAATCTTTAACGTAAGATTGCTCTGTGAAATAGCCAATAATGTGTCAATATAGAGCTGAGCGACATCTAATTTAGGCATTTTATTCAATACTTCAAGATTCTTCAAAGAAGCAGAATCAGCATTCAAATTAGTAATGTCAGCAGTGTCAGCCTTAAGATTGGTTGCATGCAAATTCTCATAATCAGCTTTAACATCACCACCAACTGTCAAACTTTCTACTGTAACAGTTCCTAATGCTGCAAAGCCGTCTCTGTTGTCAATATGTTTAGCATTTAAGTCTTGAATAACAGACTGCTCGACATTTTCTTTGTTAATAGTAGCTGTGTCAGTTACTTTAGCATTGACAAACTCACCATTGTTGCCTTTAATTGTGTCTGAAGCAACTACAGTAGACATAGAAGCAATAGCAGCTTCCAATGCTTTAAGTCTTTTGTTAAAGCTGTTGTTGCCATTGTTGTAGGCAGACTGACAAACTAAATCAGATGTAATCATTGAAATCTCCTCTTAATAAGTGGCTGGAAGATTGCCACCACATCATTTTAAGCATTATATGTTTTATAGATTAGCACTGTTTATTGGTAATCCAGTAGCTGCTTGATCTGCATTCATTTGGTCTACTGAAGCTGTATTCTTAGCCATTGTGTCAGCTGCTGAAATAGCTTGAGTTGCTGCATTCTGAGCTCCTACTGCCAATCCAGAATCAGAAGTTGCTGTTTCTTCTGGCTGCTGCAACTGCAAGAATCCTTCATCTTCCATCTTAGCATTTAATACCTGCTCCAATGACATAATTCTGGCCAATGACTGAACAACTTCTTTGTCATTCTTTGCGTCATCTCCAGTAATAGAAGAATAAAGCTGGTTTTCAACTAAAGCAATGCGCTGAGAAAGCTGCTGGTAATTGATGTAATCAGGAATAGTATAAGCTTCTTTCTCAATAGCTCTCTGAATACAAGCATCAATAGCATCAGAAACAGCAGAAGCACCAACATAAGCATCAGTTAAGTCTGGCAAGTCCAAATATTGAGCTGTTTTAGCTGGGTCAATCAGTCCAACTTGTGTCAACTGCAATACTTGTTTCAATCTTTCAGCAGGGTCTTTACTCAATGCTGAAGCAGCTGAATACTGAATCTTAAACAATGACTGTTGTTCTTTAATGTCTTTCCATGTATAAGAAGAATTATAAGCTGTAGTTGGCAAAATAGGCGCATCATCAGGCATAATCTTCAACATAAGCAATGCCAACTCAACATAAGCATTTGTGTAATGTGTTACTTGTGTTTCAAATCTGTCACTTTCGATGTCTTCCATAGTTTGAAGAGCGACACCAGAGTCCAATCCAGAAGGCTTTCTTGACTGAGAGCTTAACTGAGAAATACCAATCATGTCATAAGCTTTCTGAACATAATATTCTAATTGCTGCTGCCAAATTGGGTCATGTGGGCTTCTTGGGACATACTCAACTGGAAGTTTGCTCATTCCTGGGTCCATGTCCAATTCGTAAACCTTTCCATCTTTATTCGACAAATCAGAAGCATGCAAATTAGATGTTCCATTATACACATATATTGTATTAGCTGGCGTCAATTGTTCTGCAGCAGACATTTTAGCAGAAAGCAAATCAATATGCGTCTGCAATCCTTCAAGCTCATCAGCAATAGAAACTGTTCTGTTACCATAAACTGGTTTGTTGAAATAAACTCTTACAATAGGAAGCTGGTCACAGTCATATTTAATAGTCTTTACAGGCTGCTCATTTACGAAAATAGTTGCCTTCTTCTCAATAATGTCGACAAACATCTCAAAGTTGCAATACCTTGCATCATGTTTAATCCCATATTTGTTCAGCAACATTGAAGGCATATTCTTCATCTCAATAAGCATTTTAGTTGGGTCAGAATAAGCAGCTTCAGCATTTAATGTTGCAATGGTCCATGTAGGAAGGCAACTTACTTCATATGTGAATGGGTCGACGAAAATATAGCCAATGTCGAAAATACAAGCGTTCTTAAAAGCGTCTGAAACAATGTCATGAACATGCAATTGGTCATATGTTTGGTCGAAATATTGCTGTGCCTGTCTGACAACTTGTCTGGTCTTAAAGTTGCCATTTACTGGGCTGAAGAATGGCCTTGTCTTATTATTGCTCAATTTAGAGACAATTGAGTCGATTACAGACTTAATGACATTTATAGAAGGTGCATCTTCCAAATCTGGCCTTTGAGTAAAAGCAGATGTTGGCGTTATTCCTAACCAGTCATCATATTCTGTATAGTTGCGTAAATCAACATACTTATTCAAATAGCGGGCCAAGTTGTATTCATATTTGTCAATTTTGCTTTCGATTAGTGAATCGAGCGTAGCAATAGAATCATTTTGTTTCCAGTTATTCATATATTTTACATAGCTCCTTGCTGAGGGTTGCTCAATGTGTTCAATACTGCTTGCTTATTCTGAGCTAAAGCAACTTTTCTAGCCTGCTGATTTTGCTGTTGCTGTGCCATCATAGTTTGAGATTGTGGCTGTGCTGGTTGATTAGCTCCTATAGCATTTCTTAAATAGTCGATTGGTTTCATTAGGCATTAGGTCCTTTATATTCTGTTTGTGAAAGTATTCGAGCCAACGTAGCGCAATAGCTCAAAGCAGCCAAAGCAATGTATTTTGAGTCGATTACATAATGCCCGTCTACTTCTTTTACTGCTGAAGCCAGCTCTGGGATTCTTAACAAGTCCTGAGCAATTGGCCCAACATGCAAATATGGGTCTGTTCCATCTACAGGCGTGTCATACTTCCATTCATATAAACCAATATTTCTGGCCAAATCAACAATAGCTTTCAGCTCGGTTTCTTTATATTTGTGCTCTGGGATGTCGCTAACATCATCAACAATTTCATTATAGTCAATAGTCTGCATTATTTACCTCCGAATTTCATTGGCTGCAATAATGATGAAGCAGCACTTTCAGCTAAATCTCTGCCTGTAGATTGCCAAGACTTCCAATTCTTCTGGAAGTCAGACTGTTTGCCAATCTCTTTATTGACATTTGTGCCTTTGTCAAGCAAATACTTTTCTTGAGCTTTTTGGCCTTCAAGATTGGCATTAGTCAATGTCTCAGCTGAGCGTTTAGTATTGTAATCACCTTGGCTCATTGTAGCAATGTCTGAAGCAGCTTTCTCTTTAGCTGAAATCTTAGCAGAAGCCTTAGCTTTCTCAGTGTCAAGTGATTCCTGTTTTCTTTTATTGCTGTTTGCTCTGATGTCATTCAAATACTTTCTTGCTTCATCGAGCTGTTCTTTAGCAGCCTGAATAGAAGGCCGTTTAGTGAAGTCTATAGCTGGAACGCCAAATGCTGCAGAAAGTCCGCCAGAAATAGCAGTAAAGAACTCAGCTTTCTTGTAGTCTTTCATCAACTTGTCATAAGCTGCTGAATTATTCAATATAGAAGAAAGCTCATCGATGTAGCTTTCAGCATTCTTGCGGCCTTCTTCTGTCGTAATGTCTGTAGCCTGTAAGTCTTGGTCTACCTGAGAAAGGTAATTAGCTAAGTCTTCATCAGTTGCTTTACTTACTACTTCGGCCACATTGTTTGTGTCTTTTACTGCTTCTTTCTTAGCATCATCTGAACCTAAATCAATATGGCTGACTTCTGTATTGCCTAAATTTGCTGCAGCTCTTTCTACATCAGCTGGGCTTGATTCTTGCTCTTTCTCTTTCTCTTTGCCTTTAGCCATCAACTCAGCATTTCTGGCCTCTTCTTTATTATTATTGGCTGTAGCTGCATCATATTTCTCAACAATCTTCTGGTCTTCTGCATCATCAGCCAAAGATGTTCCGCCAGTTCCTGCTGAAGCTTTTAAGTTATTTTGTTTAATCTTTTCAAGCATCTCTTCGTCCATATAAAGTCTCCTTAGCCGAACAACTTAGAAATTCCTGCATTAATCAAGCTGCCAACAACTGGTTTAGTAATATTATTGTTATATTTAGCTGCGTTAGCTGATTGTTCATTAGCCGCATTCTGTGCAGCTGCAGATGTTTTAGCTTTCGCAATGTCTGTTTGAGCTTGGTTCTGTTGCTGAGCTGTTGAAATAGCAGAATTCAAAGCAGAATTAAATGTGTCTGTTGAAGCATTAGAAGCAGCTTGTGAAGCAGCTAATGCCCGTGCTAATTTACCGCCGCCAGAATTTGCCATAGCATTTCTAGCATTGTCAGCTGCAATAGCTCCAGCATTATTAGCTTGCATTCCTGCAATATTCTTACCTTCATTCTGCAATTCTTCTGCAGATTTTATTTTAACATTGTCCAAAGCTGATGTGTCAACTTTAGCAGTGTCTGGGCCTTCTAATCCAAGGCCTTGTTTAACATAATTCATGAATCCCATTGTTATTGTTTCCTCGAAGTTTTATATGTTTTATTTGAAATAATCAAGCATAAGTTTGGTCTTAATGACATTCTGTATGCCTGGCTCATCAACCATCATTGCCAGAACGAAGTCTTTAAAATGGGCGTCACTTAAAGCCATTGTCCGTTGGCCCATTGTGTCATTTACTCTGTTCCAACCACCAAAGTTTTGTTTGTTATTGCCCATAGCATTCAGCTTCATCTCTGTCCAATTGTTTCGTGCCACTTTTGGTGTATTGTCAGCTGAAATAGAAACTGTCTGAGCTGGCGCATTTGGCTCAGTGCTTTCACTGTCATTCATGCTGTTATTCTCAGCTTCAGCCTTAGCTAATTCTTCTTTCTCAGCTGCTGTGAGATTATTAGGATGGCTTCTTGCATAGTCAATTAAAGCATCAATTCCTTTATTAGCAGCTTTAGTTACAGCCATTCCAACTAAAGGATTGCCAAAAGAAGCTAATGTTCCTAATGCTGCTGTTCCGTAGTTCTTTAACTGATTGCCGGCCCATGTAACAGCATCTCTGCCCATGTTCTGCAATCTTTCACCAATAGAAACTTTGCCATCACCATTTCTGTCGTTAATTTGGCCTTTACTGCCTAAACCATATTCATCAGCACCACCAAAGAACTGGTTAATTCTTGTTCCAGCATCGCCTAAGTCTTCTTTAATGTTGCCGCCAATATTGCCTAGTCTGGAACCAGTGTCAGTTGACTGGATGTCTCTGTTAATAGCATCTCGTCTGCCAATTAAGTCTTCATATTCCGCTTTAAGCTCATTGTATTTAGCAACATCATCTTTGTTGTTTGGGTCATATTTATTGCCGAAATCATTAAGCGCTTTCTCAGCTGTCTTAGCTTTCTCATCATAGGTGTTCCATGCTTTAGATGCTTCTTCAGCTCTTTCTCGGTCAGCATTAGTGTAACCAGCTCTGGCACCACCAAAGAACTGATTGATTTGGTCAGCTTTAGACTCAGCCCAGCCTTTAACAGCATGCTTGGCATCATCAACAGCTTTTCCGACATTATGAAGATTTACTTTTGTAGAGCCATCATCATTTACATCATAGCCGAAATCATCTTGTGATTCAGCCCAATTCTCTGTAAGAAATGAGTCATCATTATGAGATTCTGCTGCTGCATGAGCTGCTGCGTCATCTTCGCCTAAATAGTTTCCATCTGCATCATAATAGCCTGCTTGCTGATCTCCGAATTCTGAGAAGTCAAAGTCATTTGAATTGTCTGACTCATTATTATTATTGTTGCTCTCACTGTTCTCATTCTCATCTGAGTCATCATCGTCGGCAAACCATTGCAAATCCATTGAGTCTAAATCAAACATGTGGCCTCCTTACCAGCTCATTCTGGATGTCAGAAACGCTGCTTCTGTAAGCATTCAATTCTTTATAGAACTGGTTCTTGACTGTAGCGTATAATTGCTGGTTAATGTATTGGTTGTCAATGTTGTTCATAGAAAGGAACAACTGTGCCATTAAAACTTCCAAATAGTTAAACAAAGCATTGGATGGGTAATTCATTACTGTGTCTGGGACAAATGAAGCCCTGTATAATAAGCCATCATCGGCATCCAAATAAATGCATCCCCATAATGTTTTGTCATTAGTTCTTAGGCCTTTAATTTCGCCTAATGTCTCATGTCCTGTTGCAGCTTTAATATTCCACATTGTTCTTTCAAAGCCATTCATTACCATAATGTGGCCATCTTCATAGCTGACCATTGCATAAGGTGTGTCGAATACAATGTTGATGAAATCACCAAAAGCTTCATTAGAGAAATATTCTGTTACGTCCCATTCATCATCGCCATTATTCATTGTCACTGTCTGGTTTTCATAATCAACAGTAACATTATTCTTCATGTATTTTGAAGTCTGTTTTCTGTATTCTGACTCATCTATTACTTCTGATTCTTTGCTGTCGAAGCTGTAATAGCAATAATCATCTTCAGTCTTATAGAAGAAACCTTTCTCAGTCATTCTTCCATATTCTGTTATTATAGATGGGTCTACATCAATGTCTTCTGATTCTCTTGGGGCTGTTACAGTCAATGGTGTTGGAACATACCTCAATAAGATTGGCCGATTAGGCGTGCCATTATAATGGAATACGCCATTCTGGATGTAATAGCAGCCATGAACAAACTCTTTTGATGGCTGCTGATTTATTTTAGTCCAGCTCTTGTCAGTGTTGACAAATGCAACTGTCTTGATTATAAAACAATCAGAAGGCAATTCAAAATTAGCGTCATTGAAGATTGCCGACTTAATGAAATAGTCAGAATCACTTTCCGCAATCTCTGTATACAATTGGCGGTATGCATTGTTCAGCTCATTTGTAACTGTATGAAAGTCTAAGAAGTCTACATTGTAAACCTGAGCTTTCACCTGCGCGCCGTGTAGAATTTCACATGCTGTTTTAGTAATCATATTATGCTTGCTCCCCTAATTTCCAAACTAACAACCCAAAGCTGTTTCTGTCCAAATATGGGTCATCAGAGTCTAACACAAATGTTGTAGTTCCATTTGAGTCAATAAACTCTCCATGTGGCATAGGACTAATTCGAGCACCTGAATTAAACCTGCCACCAAATCTCATTACATAAATACGGTCATTGCCATCATTATGAATTGTCCATGTTCCAGTTGATTTGTCCAATGCCTCTAAATATGCCATGTTGTAAACTTCAGCATTGTCCATATTAATCCTTACATGCAAATTCGTAGTCAGGTCAAATACTTGAGCTTGCGGCGCAAATGCGAATATAGCGTTGGCATTAATGCCGAATTGACTGACTATTTCTTCTGTAGAATCAGTCGTATTCTTCTTTATGAGCCTGAACTCATTACCTGCTTGTTCAGCCTCGTATTTATAGGCATTAATAACGGGCGTTTCAGTTGTCTTAATGTTGGTTAAATAGCATCGGACTAATGTGGCTATACTGTCTCCAACAATTAAACGAGAGCCCCTTGTTTCTGGGGTCTCATTGTAGTCCATTATTCGCCATGGGTCGTTGTCAGTAAATCCAACTTCCTTAAAGCCATATACTTCATAGAAGCTGTCTTCCCATTCTCCCGCTACTTTCTTCTGCATATAAATAACATCGCTGTCCTCAAATTTAAGGAACCTTGTGTTTGTAGCGGTAGCAAAGCCATAAATAGAATAAGGCTGCTCTAAAGTTCCAATATAGTAAAGTAAGGAATTGCTTCTATAGAATGCGGCATAATGTTCATGGGTCTGCCCTGACTGACTTGTTGTATATAATTCCTCACCAGCAACTGGGATTTCAGCTCTGTCCGCTTTGTTTGTGTTCAAAGCATTTATAGCGGAATTTGTGTCAGTAACAATGTCATCTAATTGCTGTTTGGTAGACTTTGTTCCATTATAAGGAATGTCGTCTGCTGTTAATTCTACTGTTCCAGTCTGGCCATTTACGAAGTTTACATTGTTAGCTGTGTCCGGCAAATATTCAGTTGGAACCTTTCCAGTCTCTGGGTCTAATGCAATAGCCTCTGATTTCTTTGCATAAGTCTCGGCAATGTTGTTTCCCTCTGAGTCATTCGTTGCCTTAACCGCTTCGTCTACCTTTGAAATCTTGTGGGTAAATTCATTGGCTTTAGAGTCCAATTCATCACCGCTTCTGAAGCTGATTGTGTCAGTTGATTCCGGTAACAAGTCTTCAATTGGATTATTAGCCACATCTGCCGTAGCAGCATTTCCTAATATGTTTATTGGGTATGTAGCACCTTTGGCAACATGGATTAAATCAGTCTTTCTGCCATAAACGTCTACATATTCTAAACATGGATTTGATGTCATAATCTTTATTCTCCTATATTTCTTCTACAATTGCAAATGGACATTCAGCCTTGACTAAATCTGCCTCGTGAATTGGATTAAATTTCTCACCTTCATAGAACGCGCCTGGCTCAATATAATGGAATCCGTAATTCACAATATACTCTTGGCCCATAAACGAGAATTTCTTTGTAAATGGACAGAATAAACGAAGTGTTGGCGTTCCGGTCCAAGCATTGTCTCCACCATATAAGGCCAGCGCATCATAAATGTCTCTATATACATAATCACCTGGAACTGCGCTACATAATTGTAACTTGGATTTAAAGTCTCCTTCTATAAGTGAAATGTCTGTCTTATACTGAACGCCTTCTGGCTCTAGAACAAATCCTTTATTGCCGTCCTTTAAAGCAAATGGTATATTTACTGGGCTAATGCCTTTATAAGCATCAGCATAAGTATTGTAGAAAGTCTCCCTTACTGGGCCAGAACTGTGCTGAACGCTAATATTCTCATACTCAGCTATAGTAAATTCCTTGGGCTCACCATCAACATCGAAGTAACCAGCATAGCCATCATCATACCAGAATGTCACTCTGCTTCCTACTGGGAAATCAAATGCCTGCTCAACTGCTTCTCTTGTTGTCAATACTAATGTCCCCCTTCCATTGGCCCAAGAAGCTGTATTCTTTACGTAGACTTTAAAGTCATACTTTAAGTCTTTGGTAAGCTTAATTAAACCATTACCAACATAAAGTGATGCTGTTTCTGTTGTCTCTTTCTTGTTGTTTAATCCAAATAGGGCCTTTGAATGAGAATTGTAAATTTCGGAATAAAGTCCCTTCTTCTCTCCATACCAGCCGAGTCCAATAGGCGCATATAATTTATTGCCCTCGTAATTTATTCCGATTCTTGGCTTGTCAATTGGTTCCTCATCTGTAAATGTAACAGAAGTAGCAATAGTCGGACTCATCTTTAAATTTACTTTCATATTACGCCTGCTCCACCCATACCCTGTTATTTGTGCCGGGGTCTGCTGTTAATACTCGTCCAATGTTGTCCGTAATCTGTTGCTGTAAGTTTGCAATAGCCGCATTGAAGTCGGCTAATGTAACATATTTAGCATCGGATTCAGTCTTTGTATAGTAATTACTTAGGTCAAAAGCTTCAATAGCTTCCCTTAATGGCGTTAATAAAGCATCAACTTCTGCCTTTGTATAATAATTGTCCAATGCCACTCGGATTTGTCCGACGGCAGTATTTATAGCAGCAGTATAATCCGTTCTTAACTGTGTGTCAGCATTTCCTCTGTTTGTTACCTCAGAAGCCAAGTCTCTCTGCAAAGCTTCGATGTCGCCTTTCATTGCTTCGTCTTGGATTTGCTCGCCTGCCATTGCCTCAGCTATTTTAGTGTCTACTTCAGTTGTCTTAGCATAAGGCGTCAAATCAATAGCTTCTACTTCAGCTTTAACTTCATCTACGTCATCTTTAACGTCTTCAATAGCCTGAGAGTTTGCCGTAACGATTGGCTCAATATTTCCTACTCTGTCTGTAACATTACTTAAGTTTGGTTGTATTTCGGTCAATACTGTGTGGTATAATTGCTGTTGACCTACTTGAATATTTCTTACTGTTTCATTGTCATATTCTTCTATTTTTCTGTCTGTATATGCTCTAGCTTCTGTTAATACAGATGAATAGTCTGTGGAAATAACATTATTGTCAATTCTAATATTTGAACCAGCTTGTAATTTGTCTTGTTTAGTGTCTAATGCTGTCTGTGTAGCTGTAGAAATTGGCTTATTTAAATCAGAAGTATTGTCAACATTATTTAGGCCGAGATCACCTTTAGTTAATGCAACGTTACCAGTCTGTCCGTTAACTGATTGAACAATATTCAATCCAGAAATATAATTGTCAACATAAGATTTGTAGTCAGCTGAGTTGGCCATTTCAGAGAGTCTTCTGCCTTTCTCATCATAAATAGCAACATTGGCGTTCTGAACGTTGTTAATACGCTTTGAATATACTTTATTGCCTAACGTGAAATGAACAACATCATCGTCTGCTGGAATCTTCTTAAGTTCTGGCAAATTCTCTACAGAGCCAGCTTTCTTCGCATATTTTACTTTGATGCCAAAATAGTCATCTTCTTTTACATCAATAGCGACACTATGGTCAATTGGAACGTTAATAATTGGCTCTTGATTAAGCATTGTTCTTTGCCTCCTGGAATTTCTCTCTGAATGACTTAGTCTTTAATTGCATTGGGCTGTCTGGGCTAATAGTAACTTTAGTGCCCTCTGCAAAGTCTAATGTAATAGAAACGCCTGTTACAGCAGACTTCTTTAAGAAGTATTCGAAGGCATCAACATTGAGCTGAGCCTTAAGCAACTGCTTTCTGTATTTCTGTGTTTCTTTATAGTCTTTAATTATGTCATGAATTTGTTTGAGCAATTCTTTCATACAAATTTTATATGTTTTTATATTATTTGTCTAATTTGAATGGCTGACAAATATACACATAGGCGGTTACATTAGGCGTAAATGTATTGCCACTTAATACTCCTAATTTTGAATAACCAGTATTTGATGCATAAAGATTTACACCCCATATATTTGTAATAGAAGCTGATCTTTTGCTCAATTTTATTGGAACATCTTTAGTAATCAATCCTGAATATGTGAACACTTCATAGTCTTGAGGGGTAGTATAATTGGTAAACTCATCACACATGTCGCTAATAGAATTAAAGCTTGTATTCAATGCATCAACTGTCTTTTCATCTGTGTCGCTGTCTGCTAAATTAAATGCGTCTGTTCTGTCCATATTTTCTAAACCACATAATAGAAATAGAAACTTGGTTGCATGCCAAGATTTCCCATCAACTGAATAGAAGTTTGTCCTTTCTCAACTTTTAGTATTAAAGCACCATCATCATATTGACAAATAATGTCTGTTACTGGCGGAACATTCAAGTCACCAATCTTTACGAAATGGTCCATTACATAAGATTGCTTACATGTAACTGTAACATTTATTACATACAAGTGATGGTTGATTACTAATGAATTGTCAACAACATAGTCAACCATTGGATTGTTGGCCACATTTAGGGTCAGTGAATCAACATCAACATGTGGGTAAATTGGCGTTACTGAAATACCATTTATTTTCTCATAGAGATTGTCAGACTTTACGTTTATTCTGTCGCTCATCTGTGGCGTAAATATGCCGTCGTTTCTGTCACAATAAATAATCATAATATAATAGCCTCCTCTACGCATCTGCTTGGTATTGGAATGTCATTGAAACCAACCAAGATTTTGATGGACAATTTGCATAAGGCTGAAAGCTAATAAAGTATTCTTTCATTACATCATTATATGTGAACAAGAAATAGCCATAATTGTTCAAATAGTCTGCTGGCGCATTTAAGTCATCAATGCCAACAAATGAAATGTCTGAAAGAATGTAGCCTGGCTTAATTACAAATACGACTGGCCTGTCAGAAGGTGTGTAACCAGTAGAATTGAAGTAAAATGAAAGCGTGCAAAACTGGTCATAACACATGTCATGGTATTCGCCTACATTAGAATTAGCTCTTTTGGTTACTTGCCATGAGTCGATTTGCGTTATTTCTGGCTGAGTTGTTTTACTGACGAACTGGTTATACATTGACTGAATAATAGTGTTTGTTTTGTCAGCCTGAGCTTCAGTCATTTTAGTCTTGTCAGCATAAGTTGGTTTCTTTAGATTGCGCTCATATTTCGACTCAATAGTTGCCATAATTACTTCCTAAACTTTGTCTTATATGTTGTATAAGCATAACGAACAGCATCCATTAAGTCTGGGTGGAAATAGTCATCATCGATCTCGTATATGACACACTTCTTTTCGTCATCCCATTTCCATACTGTCTGCTTAATCTCAGACTCAAAGTCTGTGTTTTCTCCTACGATTTCAATTGTGCCATTCCCTAACGCTTCTCTAAGGTTAGTTAGCTGCAAATTCTTGTCAACTTTATATGCATTGTTGATGTTAATGCCTCGTCTATGAATGTCAATAGTTACTGGCTGATTTGAGCTGTCTGCGACAAAATAGCATTTACATTTGAAATTTGTTGAGATGTAATTCTCTATGTCATGGGCTGCTTTAACAATAGCGTCAGAACCAGCATGATTAAACTTCTTTTGATGAACCAAATAAAGTTTGTTAGAGTCTTTCTTGTAAAGCAATGGCGCGAATGCGTTATAGTCTTCTCCACCATAGTCTACGCCAACTATGCAACCATCAGCAATAAAGTCTTTTGGAACTTCTTGGCAAATATGCCACTTTGGAATAACCATTCGAGTTGTGTCGATTACATTTTCGGCTAAGTATTCTCGTCTGTATGTAATGTTGTCCTCTGTCCAACCGTTGTCTTCCAATGTTTTCTTTAATGCATTCTCATGATCTGGAATAGTTGGGTTGTCCATCATTGTAGCAGTGTAATGCTTCCATTTAGGGTCAGAAGTGACATCAGCCCAATAACCATAGCCGGTTAATGAACCTGTTCCAGAAAGAAATACTTGAGAGTCTCTACCTCGAATAATAGCGCCTAAAATGTCTTCCATTAAATATGGCAATGCATTCTGTGATTGTGCCTCATCGATTATGATTAAAGAGTATTCAGTTCCCCTTATTTTCTCTCTTTCAGCTTTTGATGAGTTGCCATACAACTGAATAGTGGCGCCATTAGCGAATGTTATTTTATAGTCTGAGTTGTTTGCTTTATATGAAAGTCCTGAAATGTCAGCAAATGTAAGCATTGGAAGCCAGAATACTTCAGCACATTTCTGCACTGTCAATCCGACTACAGCTACTTTTCTTGGCTTTCTGTAGCCGTTAAACTCATCATAGCCTCTTGCACAATGGAATACTGCTTTTCCAGCTTCACAATAAGATTTTCCAGCTCGACGGCCACATAGCAATGTTGCTTTCTTGCCGTCATCTGCTAATACTTCTTTCTGCCAGCCAAACAGTTTCTTGTCCAATCTGAAATGAATGAAGTCTTCATCTGCTTCTTTATGGTCATAATACTGAGCTGTTTCTTTAACCATTCTGTTTAATTGGACTAAAGATGACTCTTTAAGCTTACTGATTCCAGACTTAACAAAAGATGTCAGTGGATTCTTTGGGTCGCCTTTCTTTGTAGTCAATATGTCATAAACTGCAGAATGGTAAAGCTCAAGCAAATTACTGCCATCTCGGACGGTCATTACTGTGTCATCATCAAACACAACTTCATTTGGCTGAACTTCTTTAATACCTTTTACTGCTGCCATTTTGATTTACCTTCTTGCTGCTCCTGTTCCGATTTTGTCAGTGGCAAAACCGATGTAACTTACAGCGACTAAGTCTTTTGATTCAATGCCGACTTTGAAAGCATTGCCTGTAGAGTTCTTTGGCGTAATTCTCATTCTGTATGTTCTGCCATGCCAATCATTTACGCCAATACTATATTTCTTCGTCTCAACTTTGTCTTCAATTCCATTCAATGTGTGGAAGTATAATGTGACATTTATTGGTTTGTCAGTTATTTTATACAACAAAACATCTGCATAAGAGCATTTACCCAATGCGTCATCATTGCCCAAATACTCAGTTTCAAGATTGAATGGCCTGTATGATGTTCCTTTGAATGGTGAATAAACAAAATAGCCACCATCCCAAACAATAGCAGCGCCATCATCTGTTCCTTCAAGGTGTGAGCCATCTGGAATGTCATCCAATGCACATGTGTCAGTAGTAGAGCGAATTACGACTCTGTTGTCATCTGTCAACAAATAGAGCATCTGTTCTTTTGAGCTGAACATAGCGTCTGTAATGAAGCCAACAGAAGACAATAAGTCAGCTGGTTGCATAGTGTTTGAGCCAGTGAATATGAACAGTCTCTTCTCAAAGTCTGAGTAGAAGAATGCTTCTGCTCCAGAGTTGGCAAGAAACTTCAATCCTAATGCATAACAAACGAACTCATTAGATGAATAGTTGCTGCCTTTACCAATAAAGTATATAGCTTGCCCATCATAATAATAGTTAGAGCCATAAATAGTGAATACATTAGAGCCATTGAAAATTCTGTTAGCATACAAATAGAATGCGAACAAATGGTTGTCTGTCATATAAAGCTGAACTGCATAGTTTTCTTCAAGCAATACAGTTGGCTGAATATAGTTGACATTCTCAACAAATGTTCCAATAGCGACTGGGTATATGTATGTTGTCAAAGTATAAGATGTGCCTCTTTTAGCAACTTCATATGTTTTCTTTCCGTATAAGTCAAAGCGGTCTTTTGTTACATCTGTTTCTTTTACGACATTTGTTGTCATATAGTTTAATGTAGAAGTCTGTGATGTAATAGTGTAATAAACATTTACGCCTTCATATTCATTAAACAAACCTTTCAATAATGGCTGAACAAAACATCCTTTATTTTCCAATACAGCTGTAGCTATGCCAGTCAATTCTGATGGGCTAATATACATTGGCAATGAAATAGCCGGCAACAAATAGCTTGTTGATGTCGTATTGTTGTTAGTATAAACGCCATTATAAACCTTGTCATTAAATGCAGCAGCCCAGTTGAATGTGTTGTTCGCTACTGTCTGACTAACAGAAGGTGGCGTCATATTAGCATCTTCAATCTGAAGAATACATTCCATGTTGTAAGGAATAGCTGTTCTTTCAAGATTTAAGTTTCCACTGTGGTCTTCTACTAACAAGTTCTTTTCATCAAGAATGTTTGTCAAGAACATATAGTCAGCGAGCTTCTCAATCTTAAACTTTTCTATGTTAGAAGTCTGCTCAACTTTCAATGACAATGAAGCGACATTAAACCATAGTGACTTCTCATCTTCTGAATACTGCAAAACAAAGTAGCCATAGCCATTGTCACCAGCACCAGCGCAAAGTAGTGATTTCTTCCAGCTGAACGAAAGTGGGGCTAAACCATAAACCTGCATGTCAAGATTCTGAATGTTGTTGACATTGTCAGAAGGAATAATCTCAACTGTAAATGGAATAGTTGGCAAAATAGAATTTGCTGATTTGTTGTTTCCGCCTACAGTATAAACTCGAGTAGAAAGCTGTCCTGATGTAAATGGCCAAACTGCTGTTACGCCTTTTGCCATAATAGATTCTTTTCTGTATGGAAGATTAGAGACTCTTTTAGCACCATAAGTATAAATGTAACAATCAATAATGTTGTTAGCAGAGAGCTGGCATTTTCTTACATAAGTCTTAAGCCAACCTTGTCCATAGTCATAGTAAATGCCTTGGTTGTCTGCATAGTTGCTAACATAATAGCGTTTTGGCTCAACATCATCATCTTCCAATTTAGTGTCATTAGCCGACATATTGTAACGAACCCATTGGTCATTTGTCCAGCTGTCAATGATGATTTTGTCAAACTTTTCTTTATTTTCTACAGGTGGCGTGTAACCACCAATAAGTTGGCCTGCAATATAGGCTGATGTTGTTCCATACATGTCCCAAGAATACGTTCCGTTTGCATTACGCTCGATGTTCTTGAAAATGTCTGGGTCTGGAATTGGCTCACCAGTAATAACACCAGTTGGTGAAACACAGCCAAACCATTTTAACATAATTGGGGCTGTTTTCTTGTTGTCATACCAAATCAATGTTTTAGAACGGTTGTGGTCAATGTCGTCACAGCCTAAGATGAAGCAGGTTCTTCCATTAGAACCCTTAAACACAGTAGCGCTGTTAGCATCACCCAAAGGAATATAATCATTTGTGTCATAAGAAAGAACTTCAGTATTTAGGTCATTTATGTAATAACCAGCAACATGGTTGTCATAAAGATTTGAGCCAACTTCTGTTGTCTTTACTGTAAAGAGCATAGGTGGCTGGTCTAATTTATAAATAGATGAAATGATTGCAGAGTTGCAGTCCAAGTCTGTCTGTTTTGGATTTGAGCCATCTTTGTCAGAAACAATCAAACTGACAACTTCTGTATTGTCCCATAATGAATAAAGTTTGTCTTCCCATACACATTTAGCAATACATTTTCCAGAAGCTAAAGCTGGGATTTTATACTTTTCTGAAAGCAACCAATTGAAATTGGTGTAGAGAGTCTTGTTGTTATACTTTAATGCGGCGCCAGAATCGTATTGTTCCACCTTTATGTTCGTTCCAGTTGTCGTTACATAGCCATCGTTATTGGTAATGTATGCATTTCTTATAGTCTGATTCCACATAATGGAATTCTTACGCTCAAAAGATGGTTTGTCCGAGACGCTCGTTATAGGCTCGGAGTTCGTGCATAAACGAGAATTTAGTGGAATTGACGTAGTTTTTAGTGCCATTTTCAAAGTTCCTTCTGTTTACTTATATGTTTCTTAACTGATTCGGAAATCTTTCGTTTTGTTTCTTCTGAGAGATGCTTTCCTTTATTTGCTTCAGACAATTTCTTTCGAGTTTCCTCAGAATGATGCTTTCCTTTCTGTGCCTCTGACATTTTCTTCTTTGTTTCTTCTGAGAGATGTTTCCCTTTCTTTCCAGAGGGCTTCCCTTTGCGTGCGTCTGACAATTTCTTCTTTGTTTCCTCTGAGCGATGCCTGCCATTAAGTTTTCCTTTCAGTGACTCAGACAACTTTTGTTTCGTTTCTTCAGAGAGATGCTTTCCTTTATTCCAAGCTGATTTTCCTTTACGAGACCCAGAAATTTTCTTTCGAGTTTCTTCAGAATGAGGTCCGCGTTTCTTTCCTTTACGAGACTCAGACATTTTCTTTCGTGTTTCAATAGAATGATGTCCACTAAATCCTTCTCCACCAGTCGCAATATTATAACAGCCATTTCCATTGGAAATTTTCTCATACGCAATGTATTTAATCTCTAATTTGTCAATGGCACTTTTACTTTCAATGTTGGAAACAATGATTTCTTTTATAAAGTTTTCAATTCCATATTTCGCTTGGGCAGCTTTTAAGTGTTTCCCAGACCCCATATAATGGTCATAAGGCGTTTCTTTATATTTGTGTTGCCCAATATAGGTTTTACCATTTATGAGGTTTGTTATTCTATAAATACAATACATTTTCTTTTCCTATAATATTCTGACATTTTGAGAAATAGTCTCGAACACGTCCTTCCACTTGGGGACATCCACGTTTATGAATTCGGCGCGAGCCGCCTTTTCAAAGTCATCGTAAACATTAGGTATTCCCTGGAAGTTGTATGTATTGTTGGTATAAACTTTAAGATGGGCGTTCAAATAGTCCCAAACCTTAAGGTTAAGCTGTCCTTTGTAATAGTCATCTTCTTTTAATGGGATTACGCCAATCTCACAATGGTCCAAATATGACATCATAACATCTTTTGGCAATAATGGCAGATTTTCCCAGCCTTCGACTTTAGCTCCAATAGAAACGTATTTGTATTCAGGATGTGCTTCTTTTAATTTATTGCAGAGCTCGTCATTTGTCTTGTTAGTTGATTTGCCAATGTAGACAACAATTTTCTCTTTTGTTGGGTTTGTGTAATTCCATTCATCTCCAGCATTTGGAAGCAGAATTTTATTCTCAATTGGCGCACAAAGAGTGTCAAATAAGTATTGAGATGAACAAAACACAACATCAGCATTTTCAAATAAGCTATTCTCGATTTCTGGGTATAAAGCATTCCAGTTGTCTGTTCTGTCATAAATGATTCTAACATTATGTTTTACTGCATCATTCACTAAGTCAAATGAACCTCTTGGGTCGCTAATGATTAAAGTAGAAGCTTTAGAAACATCACAATAGCCTTTATAAATAGTGGCGACTTTATAATGCTCTTTTAAGAAATCATTCAACTTATGTCGTCTATATTTTACAGCTCCAACAACATTACCCAAATAATGAACAATGTCATACTCTTCTGGAACTGTATTCAAGTCGGAATTGTTAGTCATTACATGGTCTATGTAAATTCTTTCTTTTGGGGCTTTCTCTGGTGTTTTCTTTGAAATGAATGTCGCAATCTTTTCTAATTCTGGGCTCAACTGTCTTGTTAAGTCTTCTGAATAAATCAGCTTGTCGCCTGGCTTAATTGAATGGATGACATAATTGTAATTGTTGTCATCTATGTAAAACTTATGGACAAGAATGTCTGGATTCAATTCTTCTTCTGTTGGCCATGTAGCATAAGAGCCATTGTGAAGTATAGCTCCCTCTGGCCTTGTGTCTGACTGCTCAACATTGACACCATTGTCTTTAAGAAACTTTATTACATATTCTGGCGCAGATTTATAAACAAATTTGTGTTGGTCATTTGTGAAGAATCTGCAAAGGTCCCAGAAATTAAACTGTGTAAGCAAATAAGTCATTATTCATAATCTCCTTTCTGTTTTATTTGTTCTGCTTTACCATAACGGTAAATGAAATTTATGTTTTCAGGGTCATATACCCATATGTTTTGGCAGCCACTACAAGTCTTTCTTGTGCAGTGGTAAGGCTCATTGTATATTCTCAGGTCATTATTCTTAACATTACCAATAACTCCAGTAGAGAAACACATTTTGATGTCGCCGTTCGGCTCAACTCTTATTGTTGTCTGTCCAGCTGAACACATACAACCATTTTCTGAAATCTGAAATGTTCTGCTCTTTCTTGGAATTGACTTTACATTGTCTGGAACTCCACCACCTGTTAGTCGCTCAACCATCCAATTTATGTCCATTTTATGGCCATCTACGATTACTGTTCTGTCTCCATCAAAGTCAAAGTTTTGCAACAATAACAAATAATCAGCGTAGTTGTCATCATTACAAACAATGTTAATGCAATCAACTTTAGAATCTTTGCATTTCTTTATGAAAGCAATTTGACTGTCTCTTGTTGTTTGATGAAGGCTGCCTTTTAATAAGAATTTCTTTCCATTAGACTCTAATATTCGTCTAGCTAACAAATAGCGTTCTGTTGGCAATGACATGTTTGATGTAACTCGAATAAGCTTTAACCATGGCGAAGTGAGTATTCCGTCAAATAATGTTTCTAATGGCCAAAGAAATGGCTCACC